GTTGTCACTGTGATATAATGAAAGTGGCGGTCAAAATTTTACTATACACAGTATAGTATTGACACGGGGAAAAAGTGTGATATAATATAAATAAAAATCTTGTGAGGTATCTGATGAAAAAGAAAATCATTGACACGTTAGACAAAGAACTGTTGTATATGTCATCGAGTGAATTAAACTACTACTTTACACATGGCTGGTCTATCTACTGGATAGAAACACGCATAGACAACGTTAAATGCGCTGTAACGCAACTTTACCGCTCAAAGGATAGATTATCCTATGAAGATATTAAAGCCGCCTTGGAAGCCCGTACAAGCGGAGTTGAGGTCATATCAATTGTGGAGCGTAGACAATGGAAGAAAAATTAATTTACTATAACGGCGACCGTCTGAGAAACAGTGTTGATATTAACGGCAATCGCCCTGAAATATTTATTGTTGAAAGTAATCGAACCGCCGGTAAAACCACGGACTTTGCAAAATTTTTGATTGACCGCTTTATTAAGCACAAGGAAAAATTTGCCGTCTTGGTACGTTGGCAGTATGAAGCAACTAATTTTGCCGAGGCTTTTTTTAAGTCGGTGCAAGGTCTGTTTTTCCCTGAATACGAACTTACGCAAAAAATGATTGAGAAAAAATACTGTGAACTTTATCTTAATGAGGTTGAGTGCGGGTATCTTATCCCGATAAACTCAGCGGAGTTTATAAAACGCCGTTCACATCTTTTTAATGACATAACGTCAATCTTTTTTGATGAAATACAGCCTGAGAATAACGGCTATGTGCCTGACGAGTTAAACAAATTTTTTAGTATACACACCTCTATAGCCCGTGGCGAACATAAACAAGTGCGTTATGTGCCTGTTTACATGTGTAGTAACTCGGTGTCACTGCTTAATCCGTACTATAACGCCCTTGGGGTCGTAACTCGTCTAAATAGTAAAACAAAATTTTTGCGTGGTGACGGATGGGTTTTGGAGCGCAATTTTAACGAGAGCGCACAAAAGGCTCAAAAAGCCAGTGGTTTTAACCGGGCTTTTTCCGCCGTGTCTTACAGCGACTACAGCTCAGAAAGCGTGTATCTGCGTGACAATGAAGCGTTTTTAACCTTGCCTAAGGGGCGAGGGCAGTACGTTGCAACTATCCGCTTTGACAGTCGTAAATATGCCATCTGGATATATGCAAATGAAAATGTTATGACTTGCGATTACCGTGTTGACGATGATTATCCAGTGAAGATAAGCGCAACGGTGCAAGACCATACAGAACAGTATACGCTTATCGGTGGCGCAGGCTTTATCAAAGAGCGTATGCGGAGATACTTCATCAACGGCAATTTCCGTTTTAAAGACCTTGCTTGTAAAAGTGCTGTGTTAATGACACTATCGTATAAATAATTTTTGGCAGTCTGCCTATCCGTGTTAAATATTGATGTTCCGGGGGCGCATGGCTTAAAAACCACCTCGGGCATTATCGGTTTTGCACCCGCTTTATTGACCGATTTGGATTAGGCTGCATATAAAAAGTTAAGCATTAAGGCACAGAGTACCTTAATGCTTTTCTTATTTTTTTGGGTGGATTTTAAAAGTTGTGTTGACAAGCAACGTTCCGCCTTTTATCTGCTTCGGCAATAATTTGCCGTCAACCTCAAGTCCGACTTTAAAATCGGTCAAACTTGCTTCGCCCGAAACTAACATTTTGTTAAAATTTTCCTTTGCTCCCTTTGACATGCCTGCGCACTTGATAAGGTAGTACGGCTCGACTTTTTCTCCGTCCTCGTGTGTGGTATGCTCAATATATGTTTTTGCCCTTACAAAAATAGCCTTATCCCAGTAATTTTCTAGTTTCCAACAACAAAAATTGACAGTGTGTACCTCGATACCTTGTACGTCCTCGGGCGCAAGGTCACAATGTATGCTATCTGTGTCCGCATAGATGAAGCCCCGTTCATCAGCCCCGTGAAAATTTTTCTGCGCCGCTCGTATGGTAAAGGCTCTTGAGTATGACGTTATCGCCGAGCCGATAGGAATATACATGGGTTTGCGGTCGTTTGCTTTCTGCGTGGTAAATTTTAACACGCCGTCCGACAGTCGAGCAATTTTGAAGCTTGAATTGGTGCTTTGCGCCATTTTGCCATATAAGTTATTCAAAAATAGCTTTGCAACCTGCCTTTTAGCTCCTTTGCTTTCTTTTTTGATTTTTGAATACTTGTCTATGTAAGTGTCAAAAATGCCTATGGCGGACTTAAACACGCAATAATCTAAAATTTGACAGTCAATTAAATTATAATGTTCTTGCAAAAGTTCCCAGTCAGTACAAGTCAAAGTAAGTATAACACTTGTGTCCTCAATCTCTCCGCTCTCAGTCCTTATGTACTCGCAATACTCACCGTTTTCATCAAGAACATCAGATGACTTCAACGGCGTTCGGCTCGGATAACGCCAACTACCATTTATTACAATAAATGGTAATTTTCCGTGCTTTAAATAAAATCTTGTCCTTATCCTAACAAAATAATAATATTTTGTCTTATCAAGATACTGTTCAGGTATAGTATCGCCCTTATAAAATCTCGGTGCGCCGACTGGGTAAAAATTGCCTGATTGACTTGACATCATAGAGGGATAAAGGGAGTTTACGTCTGCCGTCACACCCTCAGTAAAAATTCTATTTTCTTTACCCTCGACAACGTAAACCCAACCGCCTTTATAGCTTCTGCGGATATACTGGTCGGCGTTTTCTGCGTCAAAGGCTTTATGGTCAATGTATTCATCGTACATATCAGGAAAATTCGCTTCCCAGTCCTCTTTTTTTGTCATTTTTCGGTAATCGTGAATGCAACAAGCACCTATAGTAGATTTATTTTCAGCGAGTTTGAAGAAAATTTGAAGTGCTTCCGACATGACGAGAACGTCATTTGCGATATACTGTCTTTCCTCGTCCGTGATAACTCCCCCTGCGTGTCGCTCGCCCGTGTACTCAATGGCGGTTTTTTGGTGTTTTGTGTTAAAATCTTTACCAATTTTTGCCACGGAAAATGGCAAAAGCTTTAAACTGTCACGGAAGGTTATCAAGTGCCCATGCCATTTCACGACAATGTCATACCACGCCCCCATGTCGGAAATCATGTAAGAAAACTCACCATTTTTTAGCTCATCAGACTTTTTGAAGTGCCAATCACCGTGTCTGTCTTGATAAGTGGCTTGTTTAAAATTATCTTGTGACAACATAAAGTTTAATAAAAACGAACCGTCAAACTTTAAGTTATGAAAAAACACTATAATATTTTTATCAAATGCCTGATTAATCATATCATTAAAAAAATCATATATGTTGTTACCGATAGTTACATTTTCCGAACCGAGCCTGCACCACGCATACGCCCATACTTCAGTAAATGTTTGACCGTCAAATACAGTTGTTTCAAAATCCGCCATATATGTTGCTATCAAACACTATCACTCCAGTCTGATAATTCTGTTAATTTTTCATTGATTTCTTCGGGCACATTTCCTGCCGTCAAAATGTCAACAAAGGTATACCACGACATCATGTGTATAGGTTCGGTATCCGAGCTAAAAACATAGCCCTCGACCGCTTCAACTGCGGTTTCGCCCGCTGTTGCAAAGCGATGAATGACCGCCTTTTTACCGATTTGGCTGATAGTTTGATTTAGAAGCCCTCGTATATCGGAGATATGCTCGGCGTATTTCCACGGCGGAATATTTAGACCCGTATCATATGGCGTGTCAAGTACTTGCTGTATGCGCTGAAAAATCATGTCACCCTCGTCTACTGGCGGCGCTTTTTTTGCTCGGGTTTTACGAGCAGGGAGCGGTTTCGGCGGTCTTGCGCTCACGGGCTTTTTTCTATAGTCTATTTTCTTCGACTGCTTGACCTTTTGTACAAGCTGTTTTTTCGTGCCTATGTCTATGGTGTAGTTTTTGTCAGAAAGCTTTGCAAGGCTTTTAGGTGTAATGGCTTTCAAATCGTCAACCATTTTTTGAGTGACTTTTTTGGGCGTGGTGTGCTGAAAATCACCGACAACTGTGTAACCTCGCTTCTGCATTTCAATCAGTCTTTTCCCAATTCGGGTCAACTGCGCTTCGTACTGCTGAGCCAGTGTTTTTCTTTTTGACATGTTTCTTCCTTTCTTTATGAAAAAGCCCCGAACGAATCGGGGCTGTGTTCCACATGGAACATTTTACTTGACTATCTGTAAAGAGATAAACTCTCTACCGCTCTTTGCTTTGCGGTGTACAACCGTCAGCGGCAGTTCGTTCACCTCATCAAGCAAGTCGATGAGTGCGGGTAGCATATCTATCACCGTAGCGGATATAGTTCCGTAGACATTTCCGTCCGTGTCAAAGATATAGCCTACCTCAGATATTTCACCGCTCTCGGTGTTAGTTTCATCGGCGATAGCCGCCCCCGTTACTGTAAGTGTGTCACTGACAGTCTGTAAAGCGATACTTGCGCTCTTGGCGTTAAAAAGCTCCATTTTGCCTATGTTCTTTGTGCTTATCATAATAAACTCTCTTTCTCCCACTCATCTCAGCCGAGCAGGGGGCTGTGTACTTACGCTCACTGCACAGGGATAATGCAGTTTTTTGATTTTGTAGCAGTTGCTACGCTGATTTAAACAACGAGCGCAATATTGTTTGCCGTTGCGCACGGTCATATTTTAGCCCTTGCGGGTTGGTGTGCTGCTGTTAAGGACAACAGCTCAGTACCTTAAAAAAATGTATTCAAACTGTGCGCCTGTTGAGATTTTGAGTATCTTTACTTTTTTAGTATACTCGCCACACTCAAACCTTTCGGCGATTTCCGTCGCCGAAGAAAAACAGTCCGTGAAAGCGGGGATAACGCCCCCGTTTCGCGTTTCGCACGTTACCAGATAGCCGAGGTTTGCGGTTCCTTTTTCAATTTCCATTTGTTACACCTCCTTGCATTCATTTATTCGAGTGATTAATTTTGTTAAGGCTGTCACAAAATCGGTGGCGCAAGCACTGCTAAGTGTGACCTTTGTGCTTGCTTTTTGCAGATGCTCAAGGTCTTTTGCTGTGTTCGTGATATGCTTTGTCAACTCTGATAAGATGTAATTAACATTAATCTGTACGTTTTCCAGGTCAAGATTAATATTTTTCAATTTCTTCTCCTTTCCAACCGTTTTCCCTTATGTGCTTTAAGAACAGCTTTGCCGTCGAGCCGTTAAGCAGTATCAGACGGATTTCTCCGCTTCTACCTATCTTAATTTTTACATCGAACGTATCAGTCAGTTTGAACAGCTTTTCAAGGCTTGCGCTCCACACATACTTTTCACGGTTTCTGCTGTGTGCCGTCCTCATATCACACTTTTCAACGGTGTACTCATACTCAAGCGGTATGTTGTTCATCGTAAACGATGTTGCGATTAAATACTGTTTCATAAATTTCTTATCCTTTCCACGTTGCCCCAAAGGGCGAGAGCCGAAGCTCTCACACCTCAATTTCTCTCTTTGCGAAAAGTCCTTCAAAAGCCTTGTCTTCATCTATCCAAACGCTTTCAACTCTGCTCTCAAGCTCGCCGCTCTGCTCGTCAAAGAGCTGTGCAAGCTCGGAAATTTCGTCCACGCTTACATCATGGTCAATGTGCTTTGCATTGCCCTCACCGTCTGTCATGATGATGTAGTTCATTGCATTGTCCTGTGCTTCATAAAGTCTGTAGTTTTTCATGTTAAACCTCTTCCTGCCCTTTGGGCTGTCGTTTTGTTTTGAGGTGTTCGCCTCTCGTTTCATTGTCTATATATTACACCTTTTATGTGTAATCTGTATGATAGTTTTGTGAACGTTTTGTGAAATTTATTTTACCTCCTTTTTAAGTCGGTCAAGCACCACTTGCCCGTTTACCCCTGTCATTTTCTCAAAATATGAGGATTTTAAAAACCTCGCAACCTCGGAACGCATTCTTGGATTATGGAGGTAATCATGAACTGCTTGATTTATTACAGCAATCCATAAGTGCGTATAACCGCCATTTGTCAGTATAACGCTTTTTCTATACGGTCTAATTTTAATCACCCCTTTTACTCAGTAGAGCACTCATTTATTTTAGCAAGCAACTTATTTAATGATTTTATTTTGGCTCTTTCATTACTTTCAGCCTTTCTTATGAGGTTTACCTCTCGTTTCATTGTCTATATATTACACCTTTTATGTGTAATCTGTATGATAGTTATGTGATAGTTTGATGAAAGAAAAAAAGCCCCTCTTGTGAGGGGCTGTGTTCCACATGGAACATTTTTAGGCAAGGCGGAAAAGCTTGACATCGCCGTCAACGCTGTTGATAGCTCCGTTAGACCGTATAGTCATCTGCATGATACCGCCTATATCTGCAAGGTTTGACGGCTCTATATATAAAGTAGCTCTTAAAGTTGAGGTGGGGTCAGAGCCGAGGAAAGCACTAAAGCGCACCCCCGCAAACTCAATTTGCACAAAATTTTGAAAAGGTATAGAGGTATCGACCCCCGCACACACTATCGTGACATCCGCTTTATAGTAAGCGTTAAGTTCGGAGGTGATAAGCGTGCCGTCTGACTGCGGCGCATATCCGATACACTTTGACGGATTGAATGGCAAAACTTTTGTTACAGTGACATCACCGCCGCTATATACTGCATGCTGTAAGACAAGTTTTGCGGACGTATGCAGGTCGCCGATAAAGTTAGGGTAAAAAGTGCCGTTAGTCTGTATCGCAGTCGATAAAACTGACGACCATACAGGCACTGCCGCTGTACCCTTATTAAGCATAATATTATTATCTTTATATATCATTGCAAACTTACGATATGTGTCAGTCGCCTTGCCGAGCGTAAGCGCTGTGTTAAGCGTAGACGAGCATATCGTGTTACCAGTAACTGTAAGCGTAAACTCGGACGCTGTGCCGACAGCTGTAAAAGCTCCTATGATACCGTCAGCAAGCGGGGTATCAGTGGATGTGTGGAAATTAAAAATTACATTATCTGTAATTTTTATATTGCGTGCGGGTATGTTTGGTGATAAAAAGAGCCTTGTGCGGGTCGCCGTAGTATTTGTTATCCGATTGTTTGATATAACGCAGTTACGCAAGCTGTCAATGTTTGCCGAGGTTAATACAATGCCGAATATAGTATTTGCTGTCCAAGTGTTGCCAGTAAAAATATAGTCAGTGTTTGTATACTCGTCTGTACACTGTATCTGCGAAGCTGTAACACCGCAGTTTCTGATGTTGATATTGCTAACAACTACGGTTGCACCGTTTTTCGTCAAAATATTACAGTTATCAAAGTTTACACCGTCAGATGTTATATGTTTTAAGTTATTGGTATCGTGCATTATTTTAATATCTTTAAAACTACTTATAAGATTGTTTCCATTTACAAGTGTTAAAGTATGCTTTGCGGACGAATTACTATACACTTTAAGTGTTTTGGTTGTCGTATTAATATCCGACAAATCAACTGTAAAGTCAGCGTCTATAAGTATCGGATTAAAGTTGTATTTACAGCAGTTTATCATCTGCACCCTGCGTGCTGTCACTGTCGGAGCTGTCGCTATTCCGAGTGTGGATGCAGTATACCCCGAGCGCAAAAAGGCGACACGATAGTATAAGTCATCATCTGCATGCGGTAAAGCGATATGCACTATTCCCTCTGCAAAAGCTCCAGGAGGGGTTGTCATCTTCAAAATCTCCCATAATGTAAATACTCCGTCCCCCGCATAGTAGTTTTCGCAAACGCAAATTTCCTTGCCTGTGATTTGGGTAAAAGTGGCAGTTTTTAAGTCTGCGACTGTGTCAAAGTGCTTAAGACCCTGTAAAGACCCTGCTAAGTCAGCTATGATATTATCGTAATGCGTAGTATCGTTAAGCCAAGCATTAACGGCGTTAACTACCATATCAGGTATTTGCGCTATAGTTTTGTTATACTCGGCTATAAAGGTATTGACATTATCAGATATAGCCGTTATCTGCGTATCCTGTGCGGCGATTTTGTCATCCTGTGCCTTAAGTCGCCGCTCCTGTGCAGCAAACTCGTCTCTTATCGTGTCGTTGACTATGTCTTTATAGCGCAAAAAATCAGCGGACATTTTATCCGACAAGGCGTCAAATTTTTTGTCAAGACCTGCAGTATACTCGCCAAAAGCCTTGTCAATGTCATTTTTGTAGGTGTTCCAAGCGGCAAGTAATCCATTAGTGCTATCTATGACTTCATTAAGCTTTGCTCTCGTCTTACATAGTACCTCATAGTAACTTAAGCTATCATCATAGACGAGCGGTAAAATCTTATTACACCAATATCTTAAATTATCAATCATTGTAAATCCCCCTTACCATATCTGCATAAACATCCCTGATAAATCATTTATTATCATCATATCGATATTTATTATGCTTTTACTATACTTTGCAAGTAACTCACCCTGTATGTCACTGCCCTCATAGCCTGACACCTTTTCCGTGTGTTTACTGTCACTTACAGTTTTTCCCACATCTGACACAGTACCAGTATGAGCAACTGCGCTTGTGTCTGTGACCGTGCTTGTACCCTCGTCTTTTACTGTGCCTGTCTTTTTTAAAGTGCGACTATCAGTCACAGTGTCAGTAGACGTATTTTTTTGAGTACCCGTGTTGACCGTCGTGTCTGTAGTGTCCGTGGCGGTAGTATCTTTACCTTTTGTCGTTGTTGTGCTATCCGATATATTTGCAGTAGTCATATACTTACCTGACTTTATATCAGAAAGACTGCCCTGCGGAGTGTCAGACGAGTATGTATTGACATCGCTTGACGTGCTTGCCTCACTGCTGACGGTCGTATCAGTGCCGACAGTCTTTTTAGCAGAGAGGTTGTCAGTGCGTGTGCTGTCAGTATCTGTCACAAGCTTGCCACCGTTAGTGTCGGTCAGGTCGTCAGTGCGAGTATCAGTATGCTTTGTCTTTACATCACCGCTGTGTGTATCTTTTAAGTTATCTGTTCGGGTTGACGTTTTATCATCGGTGACATTTCCTGTAAACTCTTTAACAACGTTTTTATTATACAGTGGGTTTATTATGCTTGCCGATATACTATACAATTCGTTATATTTTGGCATTATTTCCTGCATTTTGGCGTTTAATTCCAGTTTCCACAACCCCACGGTTTCAAAAGCTATCTCGTCCATGTAGTAGTGACGCAGGATTTTCTTACACAAAATCTCTCGGTGCGCTTCCTCAAAAATCGGAAAAGCTTCAAAAATTTTACCCCACGAAGCGTTTAAGACTTGCGCAACATCATCGTATCCGCCCTCACTCGTCAGCCCCGCCGCCGTTTCGCATATCGCCCTCACTTGGGTTGTATACTTGCTCATCGTCCGATACCTCCTTTTTTACAGTTTTATCTATGTCAATACTGTCAAACTGATACCATATATCTAAATCAAACATTTTGTTGATTTTCTCGCAGGCTATCTGTCGCATTTTTTCAGGTGAGTTTCGTGTCGCTATCACAGCCCCCTGCGCCGTAAGCACTTCATCTTTTATCATTCGCTCTCTCTTTGTCGTGTCGCTGTTTGGTATGCCGAGCTGTGTCAAAGCTTCATTCCAGATTTTGGATTTTAGGTCATATATCTTGTCAGCTACCCATGGAGCGTCCGTCTTTAGCACTGTCAAGCTATCATCTGACAATGTTTTCTTACCATATATAACAGGTTGGTTTCCGTCATATTTTTGATAAACATTTTTCATTGTCAGTATTTCGTTTTGGTCTGCCTTTATCAGTATAGGTGTTTTTTGCGCATTTATATTGACATCAATAATTCTGTCATATTGATATAATCTATCTGCGTAATATTTTATATCAAAAATATTAGGTGTTCGCAAATAGTTATTATATATTATAACTCCATTATTAACGTTTAGATTTTTGGTATATCCTGTATCGGATATAGCGACAAAATCACGGGGGTTTCCGTATACATCAAGCTTGCCGTTTAGCGTCACGGGCAAGCAAAGATACCCGAGAACATCATCACGAAAAAACACCGCCGCTCCCTGAGTTATAAGCACTTGCTCAAGGTAGCGCACATCAACTGAATGAGGCATTCCCGACCATGCCCCCCTCGACATCGCCATTTCATATAGTCGGTATGTATAGTTATTCCAAGACGCTTTATTTTCAAACAAACTTGAATTAAAAAATGTATCTCTTACTCTCTTAGGCATTGTTTCACCTCCTTATAAGCCGTTATCAACACTAAAGTTTCCCACATTTCCTAAAGTTTCCCAAAAACACAACCCCCCGTCAAGAGCCGACTGTATATCTTTTATAGCAGTATCAGGAATACCAAGCGTGTTTGCGCCGAGTGAGCGTATACAAGCATTTTTTGTTTTACAATAATTGTAAGATTTGCGCCGCTGACTTTGAGCAAACTGCGGTACTTTTAGGGCATTGACTGTGTAGCCGTACATCGTAAAAAAATCGTCATACTGTTTAGCAACGGTCGCATTTACTGTCACTCTATACCCGATAAAAAAATTTTGCTCAAACAATAAATTAAAATATCCACTTGCCGTGCCACCGATAGTTGAGGTCTGACCCTGCAAATCTTTTAACATTGAATATTCATTTGTCCCCTCCATCACATTTCCTGCCAAAGATGTTATTGCGCCCACAGGATTGGCGGGAGCGGTCGCAACCGCCGTAACTGCACTAACCACTCGCGATAGTTGCCCCGCAAGCAGACGATTTGAGTTGTTGCCGATATAGTCATTATACTCAGACGTGATAAAGCTTGTAGCAGGATAAGTGTCATAAATTAAACTACTATCCCAATCTAACAAGAAACCTCTGTAGTTTTGCGGTGTGCAGTATACCGACTGGTCGGGAGTCACGCCGCTACTTGACAGCCTAAACGTGGCGTTATCAGTCGTAAAAAACTCATACCGATAGTCATTTGAGCTGCCTAAGCTATTGTTAAGCCTAAAAAAACAAAACGGATATGTGTATAATTTGTTATTTTTTGGCAAATATCCACCGAGTTTATCGGTCACAGCTGGCTTAGGCACAACCTGCGCATATACTGTAGGAATATTAATTCCGACATTTGGCGCTAGCCATGGATGAGCGATATCCCACTCATCCCCCGTATACGCAATTCGGGGTATGAGATACATCCCGAGTATACCATTTTCACCAGCTACCCTAATGTAATTATTTACCACGTTGTAAAAATCTTGTAAACTTGACGGAACGACATTACATACGTTGTACTCTCCTGCAAGACAAGCGCCCGAAAAATTGCCCTGTGCAGCAGTTTGAAAAACATAATCCTTAACGACGGGGTTAAGTAAGTCATGTGCTGTCACTATGACTGTGTAAACCCCCGCTGTTAATCCCTCAGCCATTGTTTGATATTTTGAGATAACCTCTTGTCCTGATGTTATCACGGGTTCAGGTGTTATGCTGTCACCTATGTTATCAGTTATACTGTGTTCACGTTCAACATAGCTTGCGTTAAAAGACACATCAAAGAAATATGTTTGAATGTTGTCTATACTATATGTTATAAGGCTTGTTTCGTTATTAACATACTCAACATCAGTAATAAAAGCATAAAAGATTTTACTACCAAAAGATGTGTTGCGAAACATCATATAGTTACAAGTTAAAAGCAAGTCGGGAGCAAGTGCAACACGAATTGTGTTATTACTATGCCTTATATAGCTTTGTGCCGTTAAAGTATATACGCTATAAGCGTTAAAAGCTTCAAACTGTTCGTTTTTACTTGACGGTCGATAAGTGTATTTTGAGCGGCTGTCAAGCGGAACACCTCGACAAATCCAAACGTCTGAATTTGGTGCTATATACGCCATTATAATACCTCCTTTGTATAATATTTGTGGGAGCAGATATGCCCCCACATAGATTATTTAAGCAACAGTTATTGTTGCAGTGCCTGACTTTGAGTTATCATAAACCGACGTTGCTGTTATGATAATCTCATCACCCGCTACAGCGTCTGCCGATACTGTCACTATACCTGTGCTTGTGACCGTGGCTTTTTCGCTGTTTGAAGTCCATGTCAGACCTGATGGGGCGAAATTTGTGCTTTCGACCTTTGCGGAAAGCTGTATCTTTCCACCCTTTGACAGTGTAGCTGTCGCAAGAGATACGGTTACGCTTGTAATTGACGGTGTTCCCGCAACAAAAAGCGCATTGTTGGCAAAAGGCGATATTGCGTATATTCTCCAAGCGTGTAGCGTCATGTTGCGGTAAAGACCCTCGGTATTTTCGATAGCCCGCATTTCGGTTAGCTTGTCATATATCTGGAAAAAATCCTTGTCAACGAGTACACACGGCACTGCGTCGAGGGCTTTCATTTCGGACTGTGAAAACTCGTGGTAGTTTTCATCCCCCTTAAAAAGCTCGTTAAGCCTCTCAATATCAAGAGAACCGAAGCTGTCTATAAGCTTTATGTGTCCGAGAAACTCAACTTTATCCATGTTGAAAGCCGAAGCAAGTACTTCAACGTTACGCTTTGCGTTAAATTTCGCAGATACTATAAGATACTGGTCGTCTTTAAGTGCAAAGTTGTTGACCCCCACAAGGTTATAATCCTTTTTAAGAAAAGTCATATCATCAGAAACTGTCTGAATAGCTTCAACAATTTCTTCCATGTTTGCCTTAGTGACAGCAGGGATTTCATACGGTTTCATAAGCCCGTTGTAAATCCTATATGCGAGCATATATTTTATAGTTAAAAACTCGTCCTGCTCCATAGCAGTAAACATAGTCGTAACGATTTTTTCGATGAAACTTGATACGCCGTTGATTGACAGGAAAGCATTCTCAAGGTCGTACGGCTGTACCGTCTGCTTATAGTATTTCTGGTAGTTCATCACATAAAACGCAGATTTTACGTCAGGAAACTCACGCTGAAAAACTGTTGTTTCTGCCCTTTCAGGGCTGTAGTTCTTGACGTGGGCAAGGTCAATAAAAATATCCTCAATTACTTCGCCAAAATTAAGTTTACCCTTTTTAAAAACCGCGAAGGGATTTGTGTAATACTTGTTGGTAACTTTTACCTCTGCGATTCGATTTATGAGCGCCGAAAGAAACTCATTCTGAATCTCTGGGAAATCCATTATCACGTTGCCGATACTGCGTATAGTATTTGCGTCAGGGGTCGCAAGCGGCACATGGTCTTTGTAATTCTGCGAAGCAGAATTGCGAATTGCATTGAGTACATCAACGCTTGAGTTAGTTTTTACATCTCTGTAGTCGATATTTGGCATTGTTAGTCACTCTCCTTTTCTGTGTAGAGGTCGTCAATAGTGATTTCCTCTGACTTGTCTTTTTCTTCTGTTTCTTCGTCTTCCTCGACTTCAATGTTTTTCTTTTCCTTATCGCCGTCAAAAAAACGCTCCATGTACTTTGCACGCCACATGTCCTCAACTTCTTTAACACGAGCTTCTGCATTCCCGTTCTTTTCCATGTCGGATAAAGTGTCAGTTACGTTTTCCACAAGTGATACAGTTTCGTCGTCTGTGCGGTCACCGATATAGGCTTTGATTTCTGCGAGCATTTCTTCTTTTGTCTTTACCATTACTTCTTCACCTCAACTTTCGTGATAAATGCGTTTTTGTATCCTGACTTTTTTACCGTTTCCAAAAATTTTACGGCATTGTCATAATTTTCATATGCCCCGACTTGTACTCGGTATATGGTCTTTGTTTTAGAGGCGTCTGCGGTCGTTTTTAACTTGTTTTTCACCTGCGCTCTAAACCAGTCCATATTTTTGTTATATTTTGACAGCCAATTTTCGGGGTCGCCATGACTGCTTGCATATCCTGCCTTTGCCGCTTCTTTATGACTTACTATGTTTTCAACATTTATGTTCAGCTTTTTGCAAAGATATACACAGTATTCAATTGCGGCGTTAAACGCCTTCTCAAAATATGCCTTATTATTAAGGCTATCCTCACATATCTCAAACTGAATATGAGGATACGGAGCATAATTATAACTACCTTTTGAGCCTTGCCCGCAGCCCCAGCAAGCGTAATCATAAGGTAAGGTCTGATATATTTCTACCTCGCCTTTATCATTCTTACCAATAAAAGCATGCATGCAAATATCATTGTATTCACCGTTAATATACTCTTGATTTAAATGATTATTGTACACGTTTTTACCAAGGTCAGCAAGTATTTCATGATAATCGGGATTTGCTAAGGTGGGCTGGACATAACGCCTTAACATCTCATTGTCACACCCTGTACTGTGAACGACAATGCCGACAGGTTTTATGTGTTTACGCTCCTTACATGCCCCGTTTGCTGTAAAAATACACTGTTTAAGTATCACCGCTACTACCCCCTATCTTGTCAATTAAATGATTCAAAGCTATCGTGTTATTGTTGATAGCTTCATTCAACTTAGTTGTTTCTTCCTTGTGGCTTTCGTTAAGTTTATTGTTCTGCCAAAACATGGCAATGCAACAAGCAATCGGAAACCCAAGACTTGAAACAATCTGAACAATTGTGCTTGTGTCCATATTATCCCCCCTTTATTTTCTGCTTATATTATACCACACTTTTTCCCCGTGTCAATACTATACTGTGTATAGTAAAATTTTGACCGCCACTTTCATTATATCACAGTGACAAC